ACTGTTCAAATCAAGTGTCTTACCTGCTGCAATCTTAATCACCTCACCCGTAGGTGCGGAGAGTTCTTTAAGCGTTAGCGTACTCATACAATGCTCCAAGTGCCTGTCAAGGTCACTGTGTAACCATCTGCAATCGTAATTGGCCCTGCGCTCATACCATTGGTGTTCGCTGGTATCGTGATGTTCTCACTGATAGTGTTGGCATTAGTACGTATGATAGAAGCAGTACCTAATGACGGGCCTCCAAGAGCAACGGCAGAGCTTATCTTTGCTGCTGTGACTGAACCATCTTTTAGTTCACTTGTACCAACTGATTCAAATGCACTGACGTTACCTATGTAAGCCATTCGTATCTCCTTATGCGATTTCTAGAACGCTGGCAAACACTTCTAAGTCTCCAGCAACGGATGCTGTAAGTCCTAGTATGTCGCCAGCTTCTAAGTTGATTGGCTTGTCAAGAACTAAAGTAGCGTCTGCTGGCACTGGGACAGTCTTACAGATATGACGATAGGTTGTACCACCATCCACTGTGACTTCCACTGTTACGTTTGCATCGTTGACACCATCAATGTTAGAGATGTACAAAGCATGGATTACTGATTGTGTATTAGATGGTGCAGTGTATAACGTAGTGCGTGATGTGCCTATAGCGACACCAGCATTCTTAAATGTATTAGCCATTTGGTTAGCCTCCCAAGGCGATTGCCATTGCTACCGAAGTACCAATAGGGTCAAAGACGTTAGATAAATTGTTTACTGTGTTAGTAGTGGACGTAAGTACAGCATCACGAACACCAACGTCTACCCCATCAAAGGTACTGTTAGTAGTGATTGCTCCTGTCATTGCACCACCTGACTTAGGTAATGCATTAGTAGCTAATACTCCGTCTGCTGCTACATCCCGACCATCAAAAGTACTATTAGTAGTAATGGCGCCTGTCATTGCACCACCAGCTAGAGGTAATTTATTAGCTGCTTGTGACGCACTATTGGCTGCGTTAGTGGCTGATGTAGCTGCCTCACTCGCTTTAGTAGTTGCGGTGGATGCGTTATTGCCTGTAGCCACCCTGTCTGCTGCTGTAGCTACCCTGTCTGCTGCTGTCTGTACTTTATCTGCTTCGGCAAGAACTACGTCTGCATGAGTTAATACTACGTCTGCATGGGTAAGCGCAACGTCTGCATGAGTTAATACAACGTCTGCGTTTGTAAGGGCCAAATCTGCTGTTACAGCGTTTTCACTGGTAGCTGCATTAGATGCGCTAGTAGCTGCTTGAGAAGCTTTAGTATTGGCAGTTGATGCTGATGTAGAGGCGCTTGATGCGCTATTACTTGCATTTGTTTGCGATGTTGTAGCAGCATTTTTACTTGATAAGGCGTTAGACGCTGATGATGATGCTGCTGCTGCGGAGTTTGATGCATTTGTTTCACTTGTTGATGCATTAGATGCAGAAGTAGATGCTTGAGAAGCTTTAGACGTAGCGGTAGACGCTGACGTTGAAGCTGCTGATGCGGAAGCTGCGGCATTGAGTGCCTGTTGTGTTACTTCGTTAAGAGCGGCATCTTGGGTTGAATCCCCTGAGCCGCCTGTACCACGGAATATAGCCATTTGTGTTTACCACTATTAGTTAATTAAATGAAAAAAAAAGGAGTCTCCAGTTACTACCAAAGACTCCTATTAGTGGTTATTTAAGGTTAACCATTCACTGCTAACATGAATCCTGTTTCGGGACGTAGTACCTGAGTACCATATAAGCGGTCAGCAGTATACAAGGTTCCTAAGAACTCCTGCTTGTACTGAGTTTGTGAACGAACACCCTGTTGCTCTGCGAGTACCATGGTATCTTTGTGACCCAACATTGCGCCACGGATAATACCACCAGCAGTTGCTCCGTTTTGTGCGGCAGTCTCAAGAGTAGGACAGTTAGTAGACACATAAATGTCAATACCATACAACTCACCGATCTTACCATTAACAACGCCTTGACCATTAACAAAGTCAGAGCTAACGTAACGATCAATACCCATGATAGCATTACGTAGTGCAGGTGGGATAACTAAGAAGCGTCCATCCATAGGAGCGTCTGCATCATCCAACTTCTGTACCATGTCACGTAGGAAGTCATCTTCAAATACGTCAGCAGGGATAATCTGGTCTGCTGCATATACTGTAGTACCAGTAGAAGCATCATTGTAGAACGTAGCACTGGTAATAAAGTTAGAACCATCACCATCACCAAACTTCTTACCAAGGGTAAATAGATCATCGTCTACTTGCTTACCTAGGGCATAGCCAGCATCACCAGTATAGAACTGACGTAGTGAAGCAAGTGCTTGTACGTTAGTAATATCTTCGATCATACGTGAGTATTCAAAGTGCTTGTTAATAGTGACCAATACTTCGGCTTCTGTAGCGTTCTGAATGGTAACTGCTGTGTTTTCTGCTTTAGCAGATGCAACGCCACGGGTAGGCTTAGGGATATGAATAGTATCGCCTTTCTTACCTTGCATTGCAATTTTCTTAGTTAAAGGTGCAAGTACAAGTGATTTCTCATACGCTGCAATTACTTCGTCAGACCAAATTTCGGGGATGAACTTTGCTGCTGATGTGTTATCTACCATACCGCCTGTAGCGGGATATACGGAAGTAGCCATTTTTAATTACTCTCTATAGTTAGGTTATTTAACCCTCTTCTCAGCGTATGCTAATGTGATTTCATCAGATAACGCTAAATAGCGATCAGGGTCATTTTTCATAAGGTTAATAAGGTCAGTTCGTCTATAGATTTTTTTGGAAGAACTAGAGTCAGGGTTGCCACGTGTGTAGCCATTCGACCCTTCTCTGACAGCCTTCTGCCTTCCATTTTTCTCAGCCTGTAATGTTTGATTAATAGCACCAGAACGATCTTTCCATAAAGAGAAAAGTTCATTAGCTGCTTCTATATCAAAATGCTGGTCTGCCTGTACGAACATACGAGTCCTTACAGTTGAAGCTTGAATCCACTCAGCGAACTTGGGGTCTTTTACAATCTCAGGTATTTCTGGGTGGTCTTTCTGTAGAGTAGCCATAGACGTTTGCTGTTTATAAGCTCTCGTTGACTCTTCTGCTGCTTTAACTGATGGATGATTCTCAATAGCTCGACTGATAGCCCTTTCAGGGTCAGAATAGAAATCTATGTCTTCATCTGCTTCGCTGGCTCCTTGTGCTACGGGAGTCTGCGTTTCGAGTTGTGTGTTGATATAGCTATCGACTACTTTACGTAAGTCACCTACTTCTGAGCTTTGGCGACCTAGGAGCTTTTCAGCCTCTTGGTGCATCCGTACCACATCTTCAAGTGATTTACCATTATACTTATCAGGGATTGTCTCAACTTCACTTGACGCTTGGTTTTCCTCTTGCAAAGGTTCCGTAGTGTCTTGTGTATTTTGAGCCATATCATCTAAGCTATCAAAACGCTCGTTTTTAAAGTCCTCTTCATTTTCGAGGATAACTGCTGCCATATTAAACTCCGTACCTTAGTATTGTGGAGAAGTGATTAAAAATGAAAGCTTCCTAAGATTAGGAGTTAACTTTCTCTGCATGTACTCTACCGCTCTCATGTTTTTTAGCCCACTTAAGGGTTGCTCCAGCAAAGTCGCCAGAGAAAGGTTCTAAATAAGAGCGTGGAGAGCAAAGTTGTCTGGTTGCTATTGCGTCACAAGATTTACATTTCTGTGTGTCTGGTGAGCCTTTAACCATGTGTTCGTTGGTGTGTCCTAGTGTGCATTTATAATCATATAGTCTATACATTATTATTATCTTCACTTAAGGACTCTTGTCCCCGTAGATTAGTTTCTTCTAGCTGGAGAAGAGTACCAAGTATATTGAGTTGTCCCTTACGAAAGTAAAGGTCTTCAATAGTTTTAACTTGTTCTACAGAATCAATGTTAGGAACTTGTAGTTTTAAGTCTTCAATCAGTAAACCCCAGCCTTTCATACGGAAGAGGTCATTCATCTGTCTAAAGTAAACTTCTAATTCATTATCTGTCATTTATACTACCTATTATACCATGTTTTAAACAAAAAGTCAAGATTTTTCTTTACTTTTGGTTGCTTTTGTGGTATTAGAGGCCGCTGGGGACTCTAATGTCGCCACCTGCCCCTCTAGCTTGGCTATCTTGTTCAAAAGATTGCTGTAACTCTGATTGATTTGCTCCACTACTTGCTGGAGGTCGCGTTGAGATACCATTTTGTGTTCCTTGTGATTTAAACTCTATTGCTTTATCCTTCAAAATACGATCTGCAACTGCAAGCCTACGCTCAAATTGCTTATCGTCCTCATTTCCTTCCTTAATATTAGCTGTGATAGCTTTAATGCGTTCAATCTCAAGCTCCTGTGGTACTGCCTGAGTCTCTGCTGCTAACTTCTGTGCCCTAGCATTAGATTCGTTAGCTTGGCTGCTTAGAGCGGCTGTCTGGGACGCTTGGAACGCCAATTCAGCTTGCCTAGTCTCTTCACCTGCTTTCTGAGCTTCTGGTGTAGGCT